CACAACGTTTGCATTCGACATTTGATATACTGCTTTTGCAACATGTGGTTTGAATTGAGTGGCAACATACGCACCCAAGCGAAATGATCCTCTCCAGTTATGAAGTCCTATGTGTGTATTACCTAATCGCCAAAATGTATAGTTCATCTTCTGAAGATAGTTCTGATCTTTCCATATTTCTAGAGGAGCAGGAAATCCATACGATCCACAAGATAGTCTATTCTTTTGTTGAAAGAAATTACTTACATCGTTGTAATAGTGGCCAAACTGAATCATTCCAAATCCATTTACTGCAAAGGGATATTTGTAATCATCATACTTTTCTATAATATCTCTGCTTTGAAGATCTGTTATAATCATTTTACTTAAATCATCACTACAGAATTTCTTAAACTTATCAACAGCATCTTTCTCTTCAATTTCTCTAAAAGGAAACTTTGGTTTCTGTGTTATAATATATTCTGCAAAAGCATTTTTAATGTCTTGTTTTGTATAATTTTGATTCATCTCTAACCACTTATCCGATGGAATAATCGGTAGTCCGTTGTGGTCTGCATAAAGTTTTAGTTCATCTGTTAAATCAGACAAACAGGGATTCAAGGGTTTGCTCATATTCAAGTCTCCAATTAATCACATTAAGAATTGTTCGCAGAGGTTCCACAAAGGAAACTGTGAATTGCTTATCTAAATCTATAAATCGGTGTAGATCAAACTCTACAGGAAGTTTACCGGGAAAAGAAACAACAGGAGAACCTATGGTATTTGGTTCTTTCAGATAGACAAACTTAATCTTTTCTCCATCTTTTACCATTGCATGTTTCTTTTGTAGTTTATGTTTCTTGATAAAGTGATTGTATATCAATGATCCCTTTACCGCAATAGGTGTTGATTTTTGATAGATTGCTTTTACATCTGCATATTTTTCCATTCCGTTGCATCCACGAGGAAAAGCAATCTGCTCAACAGAAAGGCCATTGAATTCTTTGCGGAACTTCTCTGTATACGAAATCAACTCTTCTTGCGTTCCATTTAGAATAATATACACACAGTCCATAAGAGCATTTCTAACAACTTCAGGAGTAGATGATCTTGCAGTTTCGATACCCATGATTTTCTGTTCAGGTTTCGTAAGAATAACTCCATCTTCTCCAACTAAAACATTCAACATATATCGTTTCTTTGCAGTCCATATTCCTTTATCTGCAATTGCTTCTCGTTTCATTCTCATCTTGTTTTGAAATGCATTCATTTTTCGAGATAGTTCATCATATTTCTTATCGATTAATGGTTGAATAATCTTGTCGCATGATGCTGTAATAAACTTTACAATTTTTGTTTTATCTGTTTCGTTTGGCATAACCTTGGATACAAGAGAATCAAAACTAAGGTAAATGCTATCTGTATCGCTTGCAATTACATATTTACTATCTTTTGTTCCCACCGTTGAATTCATAAAAGATTCAAGTTCCTTTTCAATCCAACGAATTGATAGTTGTCCTGATATGGTGATTGCTTCTGCCATATCCAAATTATAATATCGGAAATATTGGTTTCCAATTGCACCGAATGCAGAATTAAGTTGAATTTTTCTTGCTAACTGAAAGTTGTGATACTTAGAGATATCTTTCTTTACTTCTCCTTTCTTTTCTAGAGACGCATCGTCACCAAGAGACTTAAGTAGTCTCTTTGCGTCCAACATCTTGTCTTTATACATCTTTCGTTCTTCATACAAGGTTTCCATTAAATAGGGAAGAAATCCCTGTCCCTTTGTGTGGTAGGTTGTTCCATTCCCAGCAACTGAAAGCTTCTTATCTGCGTGATGCTCAATAATTTCTTTACCACGCACTGTGTTGTTCAAAATATCATCTGGAGTTATGCTGTTTCTCTTTCCATCTTTGGTTAGTGTTTCAGGAGAGATGTTATATTGCATAATTAAATGCGGATACAACGAATCCAAATCAAATGAAACCACCCACTTATGCATTCCTACTAATGGTTCTTTTACATATGCTCCAACAAACTGATCATCTTTGCTTCCAGATTTCTTTGCAGGAATAACAACACCATGCTCATTCAAATGATGATATATGATTTGCTCCCAGGTCTTGACTTGGGAAAATATATCAGTGTGATTTACTTTTGCAGAATACGCAATGGTTAGAGCCAATTCCATTAACCGAAGTTTGTCTTCTAGTTGAACAACAAGATCAACATCCTTGATGTTATACTCAACAAACTTTTGAAAATTGCTTGAATAGAAATCACTTAAACTATCATATTCAGAATATGAAGTCTTTCGCTCACCCAACTCAACATATGCAATATGATCAAGTCGATATGATTCTCTATTCGTAAATGTTAATTTGCGGTAAAGATCAAAGTAATCTAAGGTAGAAATACCCACAAGATCATAAACCGTATGCTCTCGTTGCATTGCTGTAACTATTCGATCTTTGATTTGGCGCCAAGGAGAAAGTCGCTTTGAATCTTTTTCTCCAACAATTTTTTTGATTCTATTGATTAAATACGGAATATCAAAGAAATTTATATTCCACCCAGTAATAATATCAACATCTAACTTTTCCCAGTAGTTTAAGAAGTCTTCAAGAAGAAGACGTTCAGACTTGAAACTACGAGCGTCGTGGCCAAGAAACACAGGAGCAAAAACACCCAACCCGAAGGTACAAATATTAGCCCCCACGCGGACAGTGATAACAATAATTTCTTCGTTGGCGACTGACGCATCGGGGAACCCCTCTTCACATTTTGTTTCTATATCTATATATGCCACTCGGAAAGTTTCAGGTTGGTGGTCTACCGAGGATGGATACTCTTCTCCAATAAACTGATAGATATAGTCGGTATTTCCGTAAATACTGAACCCAGACACATCTGAATATTGTTTAATGAATTCTCTGCAGTCAGAGATTCCTCCTGGCTGAAATGGTTCCACATATTCACCAAATAACGTGGTGAACTCTGTTTTCTTTCCAGTAGAAGGAACATATAGAGTTGGACGAAACGGGATCTGTTTTTGAACCCGTCTTCCATTCTCATATCCTCGATAAAGGATGTTATCTCCACGACAGGAAATACTAGTGTATATTTTTTGATTTAACATAAGCAGAGAATAGAACACAATAGTTGATAATGTCTACGATAGCATCATTGTAACCTTCGTTATCTACTGCTAGTTTACCAGATTCTGCAAAGGTTGACAAGCGAGAAAGTTTATCTGTGATTCGTACCAAGAAACCAGCTTCTGTAGTACAAACTCCCATTGCTTCACATCTTTCGAAATTAGCAAAAGGTGTCTCTCCACTGTTTCCAGCATAATCATTGTTTTTCTTTTTCATCAATTCTAGAGCAAAATCACATGTTTCTATATGATGTGCAAATAGTCCGTCTCGATTCATAATATAAACTCCTTGTTAGGAACCAGTAGATCCGAATCCACCAGTTCGATTAGATTTTTTAGATGGTGTAGTATAGCATTCTTCAATCGAATAGTCAAGAGATTTCACTAATTCTCCTTGTGCTATTCTTTCTCCATGATAAATCTTATGCCTTTCCATAGATCTATTGGTAAGCATAATATATGCTTGATCAACATAATCACAGTCAATAATTCCCTCTCCATTGGCAACAATGATTCCAGATTTTAACGACAACCCAGATCTTGCATGAATTCTAACAGAATATCCCGTTGGAATATTGAAAATTAATCCAGTAGGAATTAATACTCGCATTCCTTCTATTATTTCAATATATCTTGGAGCATCCATATCTTGTGGACAACAATATATTGGCAATTTTACATTCTGTATGCTATAACAATCTATTGTGTCATTGAACGGTAGATATGAATAAATATCGAAACAGGCCGACTGTTTAGTGCCGAAAGTAGGTAATATTGCATCTTCATATAGTTTGTAGCATCCTAATTTCATGGTAGAAGTATATCACGAATATTTATAAGGTCAAGTTACCCACATATATCAAACAGAAAATCTTGGAATATCATTTGCAGCAAATGTATATCCAATATCACATAATTCATTTTCAAGTATTTGAATTAATTGATCATTAGAATAAGGAGAAAGTATTCCGTTTCCATCCCATATAATAATATTTTCTACGATACCTGTTTCTAAATTTATTATTGCGTAACGCATATATTTTTCCTTTATGATATTGCTACTATACAGACATAACCGTTTCCGCCTGTACCACCTGCTCCTGAAGTAAATGTGTTTAAGGTAGAACCGCCACCTCCCGCACCACTACCACGATAACCATCTGCACCATTTGTAGCACCCGTTAAACCACTTCCTCCACCATGCCCACCAATTCCGGGACTCATTTTGCCTAAAATATGAATTTTAGGATTTACTATAGCAACAGTATTGCTAGCGGTTCCAATTATAGTAAAACCTCTTCCATATTCAATATTACCAATACTACTATTGCTTGATCCAGTAGAAAAATATATAACGCCTCCACCTATAGCAGCAGGGGTTGCGGCGATTATTCCTGCACCGCCTGCTCCTCCATGACTATTCACACTTAGAATTGCAGTACTACCGGGAGTGCCAGTGGATGCAACACTGTTGCCACCAATTATATGACTTGTAGTTACTTGATAAAACCATCCCTGTCTTACTGCTCCAGCAGCTGCAGTTCTCCCACCTTGACCGCCTTCTCCTCCTCCTCCACCGGGGCAATGAATTAAAGTTCCTATTTTCCCTGTTGGTGTAATTGTAGTTGTTCCTCCGGCACCACCCGAACCGCCTGTAGTAGTATCTCCTGCTGTTGCTCCTGCAAGTCCACCTGCTCCAATAGCAATAGAAAGAGTGGTATTCACGCCACCCAAATCTTCCACATTAAAATCTTGATATATTTGAGATCCACCAGATCCTGCTGCTCCACCAGATTGTGCAACTCCTGATGCTTGTTTACCTCCTGCTCCACCACCACCGCCACCACCAACTGCAAATATAATTAGGCGGTTGGTTCCTGGAGAAATACGATAACTGCCACTCACATCAATTTCTGTGGTGCTGAGTATTGCACCACTCAGTGTAGGAGGAAATCCAAATATACCTTGATTCATAATGATCCTTTCATAAAAATTATAGAAGACCAGATTCAATTACAACATGATAAGTTGCAGCAGAATGTGA